TCAAAACGCCACAGCACTACCGGTATTGCGCAGCGCCATCTGGTGGTGTCTGTTGATGTCGGCGGCGGCTTGGCGACCGGCCAGGATCGGGTCGGCGGTATGGATATCGATCTTTACTTCCTGTTGGGAATGCACGTTGGGCTGGGAACGGGCGGGCGTGGCGGCCTGAGCAGCGGCGTGGCGCGCTGTCGTCTGGGCGGCCTGCACCTGTGCATTGACGCGCTGCGCCACGTCTTGGGTGTCACGACCGGCCTGCTTCAGTGTTGGAGCAATCGCTCGGAAAAAGCCTTTGATCCGCTCGGCCCCCTGGGCGATACGCCCGACGGTACGGTCCCACAGCGTCATGAGGGTGTCGAAGGCGCTGGTCAGGGCGGCGCTGATACGGCTGCCCATGGCGCTGAACACGGTGCGCAAGCGGTTCACCGCGCTATCGGCGCTGGCGATGCTGTGGCTAAAGGCCAGCGCACAGGCGTCCTTGACGCTGGCCCAGGTGGTCTTAGCGGCGGCGGCAGCCTCTTGCAGCGTGTGTTGGATGGACCCAACCGCGGCATGGGCGGTGCGGGTGCACCAGTCCCAAGCGGTGCCCACCGCCTGCTTGATCTTGTCAAAGTGAGTATGGATGGCATAGGCCAACAGGGCCACGCTTGCAATCACTACTCCAATGGGGTTGGACAAAAACGCGGCACGCAACGCCAGCGCGGCAACCTGGAGCGCTTTCACCAACGGCCCAGCCAGCCACAGCGCCAGGGTGCGGCCTGCACCCAAAAGGCGGCCAATGTTGCTCACCACGTGACCGATGGCCAGGCCCGCTAAGAGGACGCCAAGGGCGTTGAGTGCGGGCGTAAGGTCTGCCATCACGGCCTTGGCGCGCTTGGCGTAGGCAATCAGTGGACCCCAGAAGGCACCGAGCAAGGACTCTCCGCCGTCCAGGTAGGTTATGAAGTCATCGACCAGGGCCACGAGGGCCACAATCCCCGCAATCAGCCAGGTGAGTGGGTTCAGTGCAAAGGCCCGGGCCAGCACCGCGCCCACGGCCAGCAGCGCCGCTTTCCAACCAATGGTCTGATTCACCGCGCTGTTCACGGCACGGATGACGTTCCATACGGCGGTGCCCGCTGCAATGAGGATCTTGACGACTTTGCCGATACCATCACGCAGTTGCTCTTTATTGGCAATCAACCAGTGTTTGGAGTGCTCAATCAGCCGGGTGAAGGCCGGTGCCACCCCAATGGCAATGTTGGTCCGTAAGGCCCCCAGCACCACGCGCAGGCGTTCCATCGCATCGCCATACTCCAGCGCGGTATCGGCACCATCCGCGGTGATGACGCCTAGATCGTGTGCCTCTTGGAAGACGCTGTTTAACGCCTCACGACTCAGGCGCAGGGTTTGCAGCATCGTGGCATCCATGCCCAGGTTGGCTAGGATGGACTGCTGTTGTGGTGCCGACAAGCCACGGATTTTTTCTTGCACATCGCCCAGCATGTCGCCAACGGATTTAACGGAGCCATCGGCCTGTCGGGCCTGCAAGCCCAGCTTCTGGAACAGCATGGCCCCGCGCCCTACCCCATTGGCGGCTTCGCCTATTTTTTGGGACAAGGATTCAATAGAACGGGTCGAGGCCTCCACAGAGGAGCCATTCAAACGCGCCGCATAGCCCAGCTCCTGGAGCAAGGACAGGCTGGCTCCGGTGCGCTGGCTGGCGCTGTTGAGGGCATTGAGTTCGCTTAAGGCGCTGCCGACAAAGCGATTCATTCCCGCCAGCGCCCCGCCCATGGCGGCGGCGGCCACCGTCACGAGGCCCGTAACGCGGGTCAGGCCGGTGCTAAAGGTGTTGAAGCCTGAGGTGTCAGCGACCGCGCCAAGGCGGATCAGGAATTCGTCGAGAATCATCGCAGGGGGTTAGTGCGTCATGCTGGAGGGCATCCCATTCCACCATCGCGGTGTGGAAGGTACATAAGTCACTGAGGCAGTACACGGTGCGCAGTTGGTCAAGATCGCAATAGCCGCGCATGATCGGTGCCCAGACAAACCAGTCGGTTACTGTTTCTCGGCGCTTGGCATGGGATTCAGCTCCTGAAAGGCCGCCATGCCGCCAGCGAAAAAATCGCTGTATTGATACTTGACTCCTTCCATCAAGACGCGCAGCAGATGGGTGCGGCGGGTGTTGAAGTGCTCATTGAGCCGATCTGGGCTGAGCCGGTAGGTGGTGCCCTCGGGGGTCTTGATCGCGGTCTGTTCAAACACCAGGGCTTCTATCTCGGTCACCGCAGGGTCGCCCAGATGGCTTAGCAGCGTCCCCAGGGCAACGGAGGCGGCGCCTTGGGTGTTGGCCAGGGCGTCGGCATCCATCCCCCGCAGTAGCACCCCGGCGCGTTTGAGTGATTGCCAGGCCGCCATCGCATTGGCCGGGGTCATGACGTAGGTGAGGCCCTGTATTTCAAAACGATGTTCATTGTTCATGCGTTGCCAAAGCCTTTTTCTAGGGTGATGTCCATGACCTGGAACACCAGTGTCCAGGTTTCTGGATTGTGTCCGGCGCCCCGGGTAAATCCGGGGGGGGGTGGTGAAATACCCTTGGGTGGCTGTCACCACGTCCTGATTCAACAGGTCACGGATATCCAGGGTGAAGGGGGTGAAGGACTGGATCGCGCCGCGTTGCTGCGCCAGTCGCCTGCTCAAAAAGGCGTTGTCGGCGCTGTGCTGTTTGATTTTCAAGGTTAAGGTGCCGGACCGATCCGCGTTGGCGACAAACACGCCCGCGCCGCTGGCCCCGATGGTGTAGGCACCGGCATCGGCATTGTGTTTGGCGTCGATGACGTCCGTGCCATCGGCCCAGTCTTTGATCTGGGTTCCATTGAGCAGCACCGACACTTGTTTGGGGTCGAAGACGGACATGGGATTCCTTTATCGGTCAAAGTGGATGATGACGTCCACCGCATGGATGGCACCGGCCAGCTTCACGGCGATCTGGATGGGCGGTGCCCGGCGTGCTTGGCGATCAGAGGTCGATAAGGTGTCCACTGAATCGGCCCAGACATAAAAACCAGCCTCCAGGTAATCACCCGTGGCCAGCGCACCGAGGGCCTGCCCGTTCCAGAGGCCAGGGGAAAAGGCGCCGTTACGAACCCCTTCTTGGCAGACTTTTTTGCAGGCCGCGATCAGCAGGTGGGTGCCTGCATCCGTCAGCGGCACCTTCGTCGGGCTGCGATGCAGGACGGCAAACACTTCCTTTTGCACCGCATCCACCAGCCAATCCAGCAGATGGACTTCATCAAAGAAGCGCCCGCCAAGACAGGTGCCTTCGGCCACCATCGCCACATCATCAAAGTAGGCGTAATAGTTGATGCCTAAACGCACGCACTGGGCCACCTGGGTCTGTGTCAATTGATCTGCGGCCACCCCGGGCAGGTGCTTAAATTTCATGGTCAGGGCGGTGTTGTTGGCACTGAAGTTCACCGACAAGGCACGGGCCAACCACGAGATCACCGCGTAGGGGTCCGTGGTGTCGTACAGCACCACGGTGCGATCACACCCTGATGCGTTGAGCTGTCTGAACACATTGGTTTTTTTAAAGTCCAAATGCGCCGGATCACGGGTCGTCCATCCCATGATTTTTTTGTCTGCCGCTTGGATCCATGTGGAGGCGGATCGGATCTGCGTGTCTGTCAATGTCTCATCGGCCACTGCGGCGGCATACCAGCCGGTGGTGAGTGCCTGCAAGGCCGCAAAGGCATCCGGCAATGTCTCGGCCTCAATGGTGTCAGCGTTGTTACCGATGTTCAGGCGGGCCTGATCGGCTTCAAGCTTCAGCCAGTGCCCGACATAGGTGCCAGAGGGACTGCGCTGCTGTGCATAGCCAATGGCGTTATTTCCTCCGGCCACGGCAGCATAGAGTTCAAAGCAGTCATTTAAGAATCGGCAATTCACTCCAAACTCATCCAGTGCCTTATTCAACACCGTCGCCACTTGGGAGAATGAGGTGGCCGTGGTGAAATTCAGCTTGGATAAGGTGACATCCACACCATAGATGCGGATGGAAAAACAGCCGTCATCCACGCCCTTGTACCACGTATCAGCCTGAGCAATCGGCCCGGAGGTGAGTGTCGTTGGGGAGGCGGCAATGTGTTGTTTAAATCGATTCCAGCGCGCCACCATGAGCTGTTTGGGGCGGGGGCTTTGTGCAAAAAAGCGGCCGGTGGCGGCTGCGGTTTTGGAGTAGCTGCCAAAGGCGTGTTCCACCTGCTGCTGCGTGCTGGCATACATGAAGCGTGTTTTGGTATCGACAAACACGCTGCCCGCTTCGGGGGTGAACACGGCCAGCATCCCAAAGTCACGACGGGGTGCTGACTGGGGCTGTCCATTGAGTTGCACAGTGACAATGTTTGAAAGCGCTAGCGCCATTTACTGGGTCTCCGGTGCCGTCATGGTCACGCTGGCGATGTGACCGGTGCGGGTGTGAATATGGATGTCTGCGCTGTCCACAGCCGCCAGGGTGGTCACCACACGGTGGTGGTGGGTGATCTGTAATTCGATCCGGGCGCGGGCTTCATAGCCGGCGCCCACAATGGCCGAGAGGTCTTGGGCAGCCGTGACAGACACCAGGCCCGCACGTAAGGCGCGCAGCCCTGCCGTGCCCGCCTGGCAGCTTAGTAAGGCTTGTGCCTGCAACAGCAGTTCATAGGCGCCCGTGCCATAGGCATTCACACTGATGTGGTGCAGATAGGCACAGGTGATGCTCTGCTGGCGGCCATCAAAGGCGCAGCACGCCGCTCCCAAGGGGGTAGAACGCACGCGCTTTACCGTCACAAACGGTGCGGCTCCACAGGGGGCGGCTTGGTCGGCAGGGCGGACGGTTCCTTCAGGTAAGGCCAAAAGCATCCGCAGCAGGTTGCGCAGTCCCGTCATGTCGAACGGCGATACCGTGGTAGTAGCCATACTCGGACCAGTCAGAAAGCTGCACGATGCGCCAGGTGGTGTCCTGGTAGTGCACCAGATCACCGACGCATAGCGCGTGCTGGCTCATGATTTTTTTGGAGGGAAAATAGCGCTGCCCTTCTGGAAGCAATTGCAGGTCATCGGGTTTGACCGGATGCAGGATCGCTCGCACAGGGTGCGCAACGCTGGCCTGGATCCAGGTGCCATCGGCGCGATAGTGTCCGTGGTCACGGTGCACCGTGACGGTCTGGGCAACGCGTGGATTGCCAAACAGCGCGCTAATCTTCAGCATCGCGCACCTCATAGGTGATCGACTGGAGCATCTGCCCGGTGTCAATCAGCGGGGCGCTGGAGCCTTTGCGCTGAATGGTCTGTTGCCTCAACGGCGGTAAGTCCGCGTGACGGATGGTGGCCTGGACATCGCCTGCGGCCACCGCCCCGAGGGTGTCCAGGGCGGTTTCTACGGTCATCGCATCACGCAGCACTGCGCGCAGGTGCTGCCTGTGCAGGGCCACATACTTGTCCTGATGTTCGCTGATGGAACGCCGCACCACCGAGCGTTCCGGAATGCCCCGCTCTGGCGCACCCAATTCATGCACCGCCAACAGTCCAGCCGAGCCGATCCCGTCTTCCGTCCGGGCGTTGTGCGCGGCAGGAATGCCCACCACCACAGCGCGCTCCCCCAGCGTCTGAAGCCGCTGCGCCAGGGCCTTCCACTTTTGGGGATCGGCGGGCCGAAGGATCGTGACCGCACTCATGGGGCGACCAAGGCCCCCAGGCCGATCATCCGACGCAGCGCCAGGTAACGTTGTCCATACACCGAGGTGGCTAGCCAAGCGTCACTGGCACTGTCAGAGGGCAGCGCCGCGTAGCTGATGTGCAGATCACCGGCCCGCTCGGACACTACCGCGCCTGTGGCGGCGGCGCTGTCGCCCAGCCCTGGGGTGGACCACACAAAATGGGCCGCCAGACTCGCGATCCCTTGCGCATACGCCGCTCCCCATCGGGACGCGTCCAGCCAGGGATGGGCATCCTCCAGGGCCTGAGCCACCCGTTCCGGGGGCTGGGTGGCAAACTCCGGATAGCGCTGCATGAAGGCAGCCACTGTCAATGACGGGGGCATGCTCAAGGCTTCCTGGGTTTACTTGATTTCCCCGGCTCGGTCGCGGGGGGCGTGTGCTCTGCAACGGCAGCCCCTGGGGCACTGTTCAGCGATGGCGGGTCCTGCTGCTGCTCCACCAAATAGCCATTGTCAAACCACAGGCCAATGCCAGGGTGCTGCCGCAGCTGCTCCACGTGTGCGGCCTCCAGGGCCTGCGTGCGTCCGGCCTGGATCGTCACGCCATCCAGGGTGACATCACAGCTGCGGGTGTTCTTGAGCATGATCGTGGTCATGGTGCTGCGTTCTCCCAAAAAAAAGCGCCTCAGGGCGCTGGTGTCATGTGTGTGGCCTCAGACTCAAATGCCGTCGGCATACAGGGCGGACTTGGGATAACGAAACTCCACGCCGCTGTATTTGTATTCGCCTGGAATATCAAACGTCAGGCCCTTGGGTTGCGGGGGCAAAAACCGGATCGGCATGGGCAGATGCAGCACCAGCTTGGTGGGGTTCTTCGTATACAGCATGGCGCGGGTCGTGCCGCCTTCCCCTGCCGTCTCTAAGCCGTAGCCGGTGCGGACGGTCAGATCAAGGCCACGCTCGGCTTTGGCAATGTTGTTTTCCAGCACGTAATGCAGAATGGTTTTATCGCTGTTGTCACTGCGCGGGGTGGACACCAGATAGTTCATGACGCGACCAGGCAAGAGAACGGTATCGATCATCTCCACATAGTGGGTGTTCATCCAAGCGCTGGAGATCAGGGCGTTGAACAAGGCCAGCACCTGGGCGGGCGATTGACCGATCCAAGGTCCGGCGGTGTTCAACAGGACCGGCACGCCAGGATGGGTATACAGGCCGGTGAGTTCGTCCTCACCAAACAACGCCACATCGTTGATATGACGCTCATAGGCATCCATCGCCGCATCGGCCCGCGCGGTGTTGAGGGGTTTACGCAGAAAGGCCGATTGGCGCAGTTCCTCGGTGGTGTAATCGTAGCCAATGGTGCCCAACACCACCGGCACGCTCTTTTGTGCGTAGGCCACATCGACCGTCGGAAGATCTTCGCCCCGTCCAGAATGCCGCTTGCCCCGTCCGGAATAGTCATACATTTGATAGGTCACCGAGGTGGCGTACTCGCCCGCTTCGGTGCTGATGGGCACCAAATCCCGGTACTGGATGCCTTGGCGCTGGCGGGCGTAGATCGTCGATTCAACATGGGTCAGTTGCGACACCAAAAACGCCAGCGCTTGGGTGGCATCACAGGTCTGATACCGCGCATCCGTCAGCAACATCGGGTTCAACGCATCGGCTATCTGACGGCGGCGTATGTCAATCATGTTCATGCAGGTCCCTTATTTAAGAATGCGGATCACGCCCAACGCTCCGGGGGCGCTCGTGCTATCCCAGATGGCCTGGGGGTAGGGAATGGTGTCTGAAGCGATGGCGGCAGATCGGGCCGCGCCCCAGGCCCCCGTTCCCGCAATGCGGATAAACACCGGATCATCCGGGCGGCAGCCATCCTCGCAGATCACCCAGATGCGACCGATCTCCAACACCGGCACCATCGCATGGGGGGCATAGCGGACCTGTCCGGCCGCATCAGCCACCATCGTGACATGGCGGACACTGATCCCCAGGATGGCGGCATCTGCCCCATCGGGGGCTTTGCAGGTGGCGTCTTTGGGGCCGCGTGCCACAAATAAGCCAAAATCAATCGGGGTTTCTCCGGCGTTTTTGTAGTTGCACAGGCCGCTGGTGTTCAAGTCGATCACTTGCCCGGCAACGCCAAGATCAAGTAAGCGCCCACCATAGGTGGATAAGTCAATTCCGGACATGCGTGTTCCTTAGGGTGCTGAAGTGCCATAGGTGGCGTGAGTGAGCTGCTGGATATACGCCGCTCGCGGGTCCAAATCGGCATCCGATGTCTTGACGATCTGACGCCGTAACGCATCGTTCACCGCCTCAGCAGCCAGCCCTGCCGAAGCCGTCACCGGCGCGGACGCCAGAACGTTAAATGCCAGGTCCACCGCCGTCTGCGCGGCATCGGCCACACGGACCCCGTGCAGTAAGGTGTCAATCATGGCCGGATACGTGGGGTGGAGACGGCTGACCACTTCACGGCGGATCGCGCTGCATGGCTTGCCGTCGGTCACCAAGCCCGGCACCAGCCGCCGCGCATCGCCGATCTGTCGTGACATGGCTTCAATCGCTTGATCCCGCTGTTGCGGGTCCTCGTCGGCAGCGCGGGCCGCTTCCAGCGCCGCCAATTGCTTGGACAGGTCCGCTATGTTGGCCACCAGCTGTTCCTTGGTCAGCGCTTGGCCGCTGTCCAGTTTGATGGGGGCCTGGGCGGCGTGCAGATCCTCTTCCAGGGCATCCACTTTCTCGGTGGCCGTCTTGAGTTTGGCCGCCAGGTGTTCAACCGCGCTGGCCTCCGTCTCTTCAAGCTCCAGGCTGATACCGTCCACACTAATGCGGCGTTTGGTCATGGGGTGTTCTCCAAAGGGTGGGGGTAAGGCAATATCGCGATCGGCCACGCGGCACTGGGGTCCAGCACGGCCCGCGGCAACGGTGGCAATGTGGTTGCCACGGATCCGGATCTGTTTGACGTCGTAAGGTTCTCCCTCAGCCGTCAGGCCCGGGGTCCAGTCGTACTCGGCGCTGTAGCCGCCGGAAAGTTCTTGTTTTCCAGCTTCAATCTTTTCGATGGTCGCCTCATCGGTAATGGTGAGATCGGCCACCAGATACTCCCCTTCGCGCCGTGGATTGCGGGCAAAGCCCACCGCATGGGCGCGCCAGTTCTCGGCGGTCACCTCCTCATCCGGATGCTCATCGGTGATCGGGCGACCATCAAAGCTGGCGATAGCCTCAGCAGCAAACACTTCTTCAGGTGGTCGGTAGACGCGAATCACCCGCTGGGGATCGGCATCGCTCACCCCTAATTCGTGGGCGGCATAGTGCTGTATGCCGGTGCGCGCAAATCGGGCAGGTACGATCAGATACCCTTCCGGCGTCTTGCGACGTTGGGTCAGTTGGACATCCAGGGTGATCATCAAGGCCCTTCCAGCGTCACGTTCGGAATCGCCACACAGCGGCAGTTGTAGTCCTGTCCCGGATGCCCCGTCGCGGGGGGATCGCTCCATCGAAAGACGGTGCCATCATGGGCGGCATGATCCTCACGCACCCGTTCATCTCCTGAGGTCTGCCAGGTGTAGCTTTCAATCCCCAGCCCCACTTGCCGGATTTCATTGAATGCGGCATTCATTTTTGATGTCTGATCCCGTGCAATGAATGTGGCCCGTGATGCCGTGGCATCGGTGATCTGTTCAATCTCCTTGGCAACATCTCTGGCGCGTCTGCCCTGCATGACGCCTTGCAACACGGCCGTACCGATCTTGTCGAAATACTGTCGCTGGATGGAGGTGATCAACTGGACATTGACGGCACGGGCCGCGTGTATCTGCGTGCGCACCTGCTGGGCCAGCATCAATGACGTGATGTCGATGCCGAAGGCGGTACGCACGGCGCTGCCAATCGTCTGTACGACCTGACGGTCCACACGCTGCACCTGCTGGGCGGCCATCCGCTCGGCCCATTGAGGCAAGCCACCACAGCGCAACGCCGCCCGCAGCAAGGCCGCTTCAATGGCCTGCATGAACTGGGAGGCCAGATAGCCCTGTGGGGCGTTGCCGTCAGGCGCATCACGTGTCATGTGGGGCTGCGATGCGTTGAGCACCGGCAGCACCTCCTCCCGCACTGCTTGGTGCAGCACCCGCACCAAGGCCAGCAGTTCGTTCCTATACATGGCCTCAGCGTGGCGGCTGGGTCGCGGCGGGCGTAACTGCCGCTTCTTGACCCGGCGTCCCTGCAAGCGCAGTAGCTCCGGTAATGTCAACATCTGGAACCTCCATTCCGTGGGCCGACAAAGATGTCCTTGCGCTCATACAAAGTTTTGTATCATGGCGCATGGAAGGGGCCAAACCGATTGAATTCAGAGGCAGTGCTCTTGACGATTTACGCACTTTTCCAGTGAGCGTAAGACGTGAGGCCGGGTACCAGCTTCACCAAGTGCAAAACGGACGCGACGCTGACGACTGGAAGCCCATGCCTACGGTAGGGCGTGGAGTCCGCGAGATTCGCATCCGTGACGCAGACGGCGCTTTCCGCGTTATCTACGTCGCCACGCTGCCCGAGGCTGTCTATGTGTTGCATTGCTTCCAAAAGAAAACTGAGAAAACCGCCAAAGGCGATCTTGATGTAGCGGCTAAACGCTACCGTGATCTGTTTAATGAGGTAGGACAATGAGCAACGAGCGATTCACCAGTGTGTGGGATGCCATTGAGGACACTCCCGAAGCCGCCGAAAACATGAAGTTACGTTCCGCACTCATGATGGCCCTGAAACAACACATCGAAACGGCTGCGCTGAGTCAGTCTCAAGCCGCTACGCTGTTCGGTGTCACGCAGCCTCGCGTGTCAGATTTAATGCGCGGCAAAATCAACCTGTTCGGCTTGGATGCACTGGTCAACATGGCTGCGGCGGCTGGGATGCATGTGGAAATGCGCGTACTGAAAGCGGCGTGAGTGCTTCGCCGGTTTTTTATCTGACCATTGCATGATTCCAATCGCAGCCTATGTATTGGAAGCCGATGCTGTCGTTTCCACCAATGGCCACACATCTGGAGGCTCCATCGCCTGAGACAGTTCCGCCGCCAGCGTCACATCGCGTTCGGTGATCTTTGAATAAGTTTTTTGTTCCAGCAGCTCAGCACAGGGCACGTCTGGACCGATCACACCATGCGTCAAGTAAATCTGATCACGCTCGGCGCGTAGCTTCTCAATGCTCGCCTGTTCTGTCTGGCTCATCTGCCATAGCGAATTGAACTGGATCTCCAGATCATGAGGACACTCACCCACAGAGGCCCGAAACAGCACGGCATACAACACCCTCAGCACAGGCCGCAGCTCATCCTCCTGCTGCGCCTTGATGCGGTCGTAATAATTGCGAATATCACTGTCACCGGTGGCGTTCATGCCTTGGGGGGACTGACCAAACAACCGGGTTGCCGGAATATCCGCCGCCCCTGAAATATCCATCATGAATTGCTCAATCACATCCTTCACACCCGCAAAGTGATTGGTTTTTTGGGTGTATTCATCCTTAGCATCCAGCAGCAGCATCCGATTGAATGATTTCATCATGGCCGCTAACTGAAAGCGCTTGTGTACCTCTTCGGTCCCTTGATCCATTGATAGCGTGTCGCTGAGTCCGGAGATCCGCAACACATCGACCACCGCCTCAAAAAACATCGACGCCGTGCCCTGGGTCGCGGTGTCATAGCGGCTCAGCGCGTTGTACATGGCCTGCAATACCGAGTCATGCCAGTAGCCGTTCCCCCTGAATGCCTCCCAGGGCAGTTCCGCTCCAGAAAAAGCAATCATCCGTGAATGGTCCACCCGCTCCACCGATCCGGCAATCTGATAACAGCGCGGTTGCCCGTAGGTCTCACTCAAGGGGTCCTGGTCCATCTGACCACTGCCCAGCGCCACCCGCCAGCGATCCAACACCGTCAGCGATAGCCTGGTCCCCGGCATGACCGAGGCCGGATCAAACGGCAAGCACGGGTCTTGCCCATGCACATTGATAAACAGCACCGCCCCACCGTACAACCGGGCCCAGGCCAGCGCATCACGTACCTTGGCGCGCACGTTCAACGCCTGTTCCAGACGATGCATCGGCTCCAGCGCATCGGCGTGCAGCGCCGTATTCAACGTCACCCATTCCCGCGTCATGTCGGTGGCCGGAATCTAAAAAATCACTGAAAAGCCCTGCTTTTACTGTGTTTCAATGAATCGCATTTCTCACATGGACATAAACATGGACATACACAGGGCATGTCATGCCCCTTTCACCACGCAATACAGATCAGGCGTGCCAAGCCAAATGTACCGTCACCAGTACGCTATAAAAACAGCAGCGCCACTCCATGCTGTCCCTCTGGCGAAGCAGCAGGCGGGCGGCAAGCATCAATAAACACGCTAGGTTGCGCAGCGGCATAGAACCGGTTCATGACTTGAGCGATGAGCGGCCTCCAGGGAATCGCCCAGCCCGTCACTGCTTCTGGATCACCACCGATTGCAGGATGCCGTCCATCAGCTTACGGGCGCGCTGGTAATCTTCGGTGTTTTGTTGGCGGGCGGCTTCAATAAAATTGAAATTCACCGTGATGTAGTAGCCGCTGTCGCCAATCGGGGTCATCCAGGTTTCCACACCATCCCCCACCGGGGTTGGGATCAAGGCGCGATACCAGGTCCAGGTGTTGCCCCAGCGTGTCTCGGTGCGTGGGGTATCTAGAAAAGCGCGTTTGGACCTAATCCCAGATTCATTGATCAAATCCGTCATTTCCTGAATATTCATCTGGATGGTTTCGCTGGCGGCGCTACGGATTCCAAAATTAATGTTATTGCGCCCCGCAAACTCTGCACTACATAGCGAACTAAAACTCCTCCATGTCACCACCTTTTTTTGCCACGTCCCATCCGGAAGTTGTTCATCGTAGGTATTCGATCGCTCGGAGCCGATGAAGGCGGCAGTTTCACTGCGTGGGCGGGGAGGATGCCCTCTACCCATCACTATAATCCCCGGATTACTAGAGCCATCGCGGAAAGACATCATCACTACCTGCACATGGTCAGGCGGGGAGCCTGGGTAGCAGCGGTCGATATTGATGCCATTGATAAAGGCATGTTTGACGGTGTATTGGCCTAAAAAATCCAGTTGAAAGTCTTCCAGGCTGAGGTCGCGGTTCTCCCAGGGGCCGGCCATCATCGGTTTGCCAGTACGGTAATCAATGGGAGGGCCGCTGCTGCAGCCGGCCAGCAACAGGCTGGCGGCGAGTAGGGAGGAACCCAGTAGAAGACGGACGTGCATGGAGAAGGCTCCTTTATTTCTTCTGGATCACCACCGATTGCAAGATGCCGTCCATCAGCTTGCGGGCGCGCTGGTAATCTTCGGTGTTTTGTTGGCGGGCGGCTTCAATAAAATTGAAATTCACCGTGATGTAGTAGCCGCTGTTGCCAATCGGGGTCATCCAGGTTTCCACACCATCGCCGACTGGCGTTGGGATCAAGGCGCGATACCAGGTCCAGGTGTTGCCCCAGCGTGTCTCGGTGCGTGGGGTATCTAGAAAAGCGCGTTTGGACCTAATCCCAGATTCATTGATCAAATCCGTCATTTCCTGAATATTCATCTGGATGGTTTCGCTGGCGGCGCTACGGATTCCAAAGTTAATGTTATTGCGCCCCGCAAAATCTGCACTACATAGCGAACTAAAACTCCTCCATGTCACCACCTTTTTTTGCCTCGTCCCATCCGGAAGTTGTTCATCGTAGGTATTCGATCGCTCGGAGCCGATGAAGGCGGCAGTTTTACTGAGTGGGCTGGGAGGATGCCCTCTACCCATCACTATAATCCCCGGACTACTAGAGCCATCGGGGAAAGACATCATCACCACCTGCACATGGTCAGGCGGGGAGCCTGGGTAACAGCGGCCAATATTGATGCCATTGATAAAGGCATGTTTGACGGTGTATTGGCCTAAAAAATCCAGATTGAAGTCTTCCAGGCTGAGGTCGCGGTTCTCCCAGGGGCCGGCCATCATCGGTTTGCCAGTACGGTAATCAATGGGAGGGCCGCTGCTGCAGCCGGCCAGCAACAGGCTGGCGGCGAGCAGGGATACACCGAGTAAGGGACGTCGTTGCATGGAGAAGGCTCCTTAATGTGGGGTGAGGGACTGACGCAACTGCTGGAGTTGCTGTTGGCGGGCGCTGGGGGCGTCCGTGGATACCGGCGTGGGCAAGGCCAGCGGCGCCGGCACGTGATCCAGCTGCTGTTGCCAGTCCGCCGATTGCAACAGCAGGCGTTGCAGCTGGATCAGTTGGGCCGCAGCTGGGTCCCCCGAACGTGGCGTAGTCAGCCATTGCCGCAAGAACGGGATGACCGCTGGCTGGCGCTTTTTGTTCATGTCTTTAATATCCAAACCAAGATAGCTGAACAACTGGTCGGGATTAACATTCTTTGATTCACTGCCCAATGCCCCAGCACCACCGCTGCTGTGGACGGAATGACTTTGAAGCACACTCAGGGCATCAGATATCGTGATATGCCCCGCATAGCCACCAATCAGATGGGACACAGGGTCATTGGGCGGCGACCAGGTGTTGACTGGAATTTTTGTCACCAGGGCAGCGGCTTCAGCAAGACGGCTGCCTTCCGCGGCAGGGTTGTTGGCGAACACATGTAAGTTCGTTTGACCCAAATCAAGTCCTCCCAGCACCCGCAGCGCATTGCTCTCTGTCATGGTGCCGCGGCTGAAGCCAACCATGAAGACCTCGTTCATGTGATTCTTTTCCGAGGCGTTATACATCAAGTTCTGCAATGCCTCCGCCTTGAGCCGCGAGGCGGGGCTGGGGATCTTGGTGATTTCCAGTAGTTTCTCCACCCCTGCGGTGAACAGTTCCCCGATCAGGTGCGTAGGCTTGGTATGCACCATGTAAGTGGTGTTGTAGGTGGTTTCGCCGATCTTTGCGATGTCTCCTTTATTTTGATTCGTCGGCGTCATCTGGAAGGCCATCGCCGCTGCGCTCTGCCAATCACTAAAAATGCCGTTGGCGAACACCGTGGCTTTTTCTTTTTCACTATTGGGCAAATCTCTCAGCGAGGCGACATCCACGGGCACCATCAGAATATTGCTGATGCCGGTGGAGGACTGGGAGGCCAGCAGGTCATGTTGCAGGCTGTACTGGCCCTCGCCTTTATTGGCAATCATCTCCTTAACTTTGTTTTGATCCAGCACGCGGTTGGCGTTGTGGTCGGTGAGTGCGAGTTCTGCAACGGCGTGTTCGCGGAGTTTCTTATCCGACCAGCCCGGATGGGCCTGACGCAGTGCTTGGGTGCGTTCTTTCACCAGGGCATCGTTAGCAACATGGTCGTTGGTGCAGGGTTGTTGGATGCAGAACACTCTGTTGAGTGTGGGGGTGAGCATGTTGCTGATGGCCTGGTCCCCCATGATGCGGCCGATGTCAGCCAGCAGGGCGCCGCCCTGGCTGCGCTGCTGGACATCGGTTTGCAGGGCGCCCAGGTCGGTGGGGGTTAAGGCCTGGTGGGCGCCAATAGGGTCACGGCGCAGGGTGGCCAGGGCGCCGCTGCTGCCAGGGTCACTGACCTGGATGTTTGTGGCGCTGACCACGGCAGCGGTGGTGCTGTGTTGGTTAACGCTGCGGTCGGCATTGGCCATCCATTGACCGGCGCCGCTTCTCAGGCCGCTGTAGATCGACACGCCAAGGTTGGCGGTGCCGTTGGGGGTGTGTTTGCTCAGGCCGCTGACAAGGTCACTGCCGATGGTGATACCAGAGGCACTGGCGTTGGCGCTGTTGTGGTTGTGGATGTCGGTATGGCCAATGCTGTGGGTGGAGAAGGCTTGGAGTGCCTGCGGGGCGGTGCTGGTGAGGGCGCCGCCGTTAAATTGGCTATGGCCGCCAACGGTGATGTCATAGCCACCGGCCCCGGCAAATAGGCCGCTTTGGTTGCGGACGCTGGCGTAGTCTTGGGTGGCGTCTTGGCGGTTGCGGCTGAAGGTGGCGGTGCTGCCGGCGCCGTTGATAACCCAGGTGCCGCCGATGCTGCTCTGGCGTTGCTGGGCGCTGGCCTGCAGGGTGTCTTGCAGGCTGGTGATGTCCAGGTTGCCGGCAATGGTGGCTTTAATGGAGTGGGCGTTGAGGTGGGCCCCCTTCATGGTGGCATCGCCGCCAACGCTGATGGTGGCGTGATTGGCCACATTAAAGACGGTATCGACTTGGGTCACGGACTGCTGGCGGGAGGAGCCGCGGCCACGGGCCACATCGGCACTGACGCTGGGGCCGCCGCCGGTCACCCCGATCTTGGCACCCAAGCTGGCGCTGCGGTTGTGCTGGCTGGAGGTTTGTTCTTGGGTGCTCTGGGCGCTGTGGGCGTTTAGGTTGCCAGCGGCGGTGAGGTTCAGATTATGGCTGCTGAACTGGGCGGCGGTGGCGTTGATGTTACCGGTGCCTGCTTTGAGTGTGGGCTTGCCTTTTTCATCCAGTTCGTACACACCAAAGGCGGTGATGGAGATGTCACCACCGGCGCGTAATTGGGTGCCGCGAGCGGTGCGGGCGCTCATGCTGCTTTGGCTTTGGCTGCTGCTGGTGCCAACAGAGAGGCCGACGCCGAAGCTCTGCGGCATTCCACCGTTGCGTAGGGTACCGATTTCTCCCATGGCGCTCCCCATACCACTCACAAAAATGCCTAAGGCACGCTGGCCGTAGAGGCTACTCAGCCGTTCCGTGGGGGCGTTGCGGCGGTTGTTCAGGTCAGCCGAGACGCCCTGAGCGGTGCTGGTTAGAGCACTGTTGAAGCCTATGGTCAGGCCGCTGTGTTTGCTGGATTGCTGTTCGTGGGTGCTGAGGGTGTCGTAGACCTCGCCCAGGTCAACGTTGACGCCGCTGGCGCTGAGGTTGCCGGCGGCAAGCAGTTCGCTACCGGCAGCATCGACGTTGCCTTGGCTGGAGTGGATAGTGATGTTGCCATTGAGTGCAGCCACCGTATTGGCAACGCTGGAGGTGGCCTGGGTGTCGCCTTGTTCACTGGATCGGCTGGAGCCGATGCTCACACCCAGGCCGGCGCGGGAGAGGCCGCTGCGGCGCTGTTGGCTGGTGTAGCTGGAGCTGTGGGTGTTTTGTGCGCTCTCCAGGCGCACGCCCTTGGTGCCGAAGAGGGTGACGTCTTGATCAGCAATGAACTGGGTGCCGACGCTGTGGACAGTGTCGGCGGCGGTGATGGTGATGTTCTTGCCGCCCAGGACGCTGGAGAGGGCGACGGTATCGGTACTGCTGGAGGTGCTGTGGCTGCTGCTGGAACGGAGCAGGCCGCTGCGGCGGCTGGTGCGCTCTTGTTGGTCACTGAGGCGTGCTTCTCCGGCCAGCAGGGTCACGGCGCCGTGTCTGGAGGTCAGGGTTAGGTCACCGGCGCTGCTGTCCAGGGTCACGGCACGGCCGCTGATGCCGGCATCGGCGCTGATGTTGATATCGCCGTTGCCGGTGATGCGGGTGCCGTGTTCGGTGTCGATGCGGGTGTGGCGGCTGTTGCGGGGGTCCCACTGGGTGGTGTCGCTGCGGTGGGTGTTGAGGGTGCCCAGGTGTAGGGGGCCGGTGGCTTTGAGGAAGGTGTAGCCGTCAAGGCCGGTGTTGCTGATGGCAACGGCTTGTTGGGTCATGGCTTGGTCGGTGCTCAAGCCAAGGTAAGCACCGGGGCCGGTGACGGTGAAGCCGGCCTGTTGGTCCAGTTCCGTCACGCTGTGGTGGCGGGTGCCTTGGGTGGTGGCGTCGCGGAGGGTGCTGCTAGCAAGGAAGTTGCCTTGGGCATGGACTTTGAGGAAGTCGCCGGCGGTGAATTGTCCGCCCAGGGTGGTGAAGTCGCCGGTGGTGTGGATGTTGATGGCGTCGGCGGTAAGGCGGCCGCCTTGTTGGTCCATGGTGTGGGTGTTGATGTTGATGAGGTCGCGGGCGTCAATGGTGCCGGTGTTGGTGAGGGTGTGGGCGTTGATGGTGGTGCTGGCGGCCGCCAGGAGGGCGCCGTCTGGGGTGAGGTCGCCGGTGCGGGGGCGCAGGTAGAGGCGGGGGACGAGGGCGACGGTGGTGGTGCCGTCGGGCAGGTGGACGTCTTGTTGGACGAGCCAGACGATGTCGCTGGTGAGTTGGGCCATTTGGTCGGCACTGAGGGCAATGCCGGGGCGCAGTTGGTGCTGTTTGGCGACGGTGAGGCCGGCGTCCAGGAGGGCGCGGTATTGGTGGTCGTCGTCGGTGTAGCCGTCCAGGCGGCGGCGGCCGGTGAGTTGGGCGATTTGTTCGCGGATGAGGCGTTGTTCGTAGTAGCCGTCGCCGAGGCGTTTGTGGAGGGTGTCGTGGTCGCCCAGGGCGTGGAGTTGGCTGTCGGCGCTGGTGTAGGGGCGGCCGAGGGTAAAGCGGGGGTCGGTGGTGATGAGACGGCAGGTTCCACTTTTATTTGAATATCGCTAATCAAACGGCGTTTATTTAATGCAACTACGTTTGAATAAAATATGATGATTTGTGGTAATAAAAAGATTTACAGAAATACCAACGCGAATGCCGCCCCATTACGGGCACGGCATCTGTAGATTTAAATAAATCATCGCAACAAGGAATGAAATGAATGAGGCATCATGCAACGCATCAACACACCTCATGTCCACTCGTAATAATCCTCACCATTTTCTCCTTCGCCTTTATACACCCAGACTGCTCCAGCGGGACAGTCGTCAGAAAAAAACCAACATCCTGATTCCATTTCTGCATCTGAAGCAGGAAATGATTTTCTAAACATCTCTACGAGTTCCTCGGTCGTGCCCGTGATAAATTCGCCCTTTTCGGCAAGCTTAAGCTTGCCCTCATTCAGCAATTTTCCAATCATAAATAGGAAATCGTTTTTTCTTTCTTCAAATGAGTCAGGATCCCATCGCTGAGGAGGAATTCCATGCGCCCTCCTTATATAACTCCAAAGGCCATCCAGAGCTCCCCCTAAATCCTCACAAAAATCATCTATCTGCTCTTGCGTTAACATAAAGGCACCTATCACCTGAATTTAATTTCAACTTTTTTATTTGTAATTTCGCTCAAAGAAGGATTATCGTCGATATCAATCGTCCATCTTGCTTTAGTCACGTCCTTCGATTTAGAAACCGACCTCAATGTGACCTTGGTTCCATCACTCAGTTCGGCCATATAAACCCCCGGTGTCCTCGTCTCCTTTAAAGGCACACCCGGCGCTAATTTCTGTGCATAGTTTCTGATTTGCTGATCGGTTAGCATTTCTGATGCAAATAATTTCACATGACCGGCTTTATTACTGGTCGGTATGGCTTCTAGCTGTATACCTTCAACGACCAAGGGATTTAAATTACGCTTACCAAGCACCCCTTTAAGGTCAACATATCTTTGTTTAGCTTCCACCACCAGTTTTTCAAGGTTCCTGGCCGCCATCCGCTCCAAGACATCTTCACTAACTTTGATGCCTGCCTTGCCGAGGAGCTCTCCTCCTTTGGCGACGCCGCCCACTCCGACTAACAGGGTACCCACATCCCAGACCACGGTGCCCAGACCTCGGCCGTATTCCAGGGCATCAAGATCGCCTCCAAAGATCGTGTTGGCTTCGATGCGATCCACCCGCTCATTGAGTTCCTGAACGAAGCGCTCGCCTAATTGCTGACGGACTGCTGGGTCGGTAATGAGTGCCTTCAGGCCGTTAACGGTATCAATGGGATGCAGGACCAATTCCACCAGTCCGTTGAGGTCGCTCTTGGCTGACTCGGCTAAGCCCAGCAGGAGTGTAGAGGTCGTTAATATGTCTTGTTTTGCAGAAATGGCATCCCATTTGGCTTTCACTGCCTCCTCTGCCCAGAAGCCCTTCTGCCTAGCGGCCTTGAGTTCGTTTTCCATTTGCAGTTTTTGCTGGGTGGCTAACCAGTTGTTATCCACGGCAGCGATGGCGGCATGGGTGGCGGTGGCCGCATCCGTGTGCGTGGTGCTGGCGATGCCGGTGACGATGGAGGTAATGAGGTTGCGTTTGGCTTCGCGGTCTTGGGCGGTGTCTTCGGGGCGGGGGTCGCTAAATAATCCCGTGAGGACGCTGGAGGCGGCGGCGCCTTGGGCGCCACTGCTGCAGCGTTGTTGGCTGGCCGCAGCACCGGCGCAGGCCAGCAGGGCATGGAGGGCGGCGTGTAGGGAGCTGCCTTCGGTCAGTTGGCCGCTGGCCACCCAGTGGCCAATGGCGGTGGCGCCTTGTTGTTGGACGTAGTTGACGATCATGTGTTTCGCAAGGTCGCTGCTGGCAGCGCTGACGTTGCCGCTGGCACCGGCGGCTAAGGCGGTGGTGATTTGGCGGTAGGTGCCGCCAGGTCCCCAGGCGTCTTTGATGGCGTGGGCTTCGTCGGTGAGGGTGATGGCTTGGTCACGTAATGTTTGCCGCTGTTGGTCATTGAATCCGTTGGTGGGGTCGCGTGCGGCTTGGTCTGCGGCGGAGTTTATTTAATGCAACGGCGTTTGAATAAAATATGATGATTGGTGGTAATAGATTTAAATAGATTTGCAGTAATACCAACACAGATGCCGCTCCATTACGGGAACGGCATCTGTAGATTTAAATAAATCATCGCAACAGGGAATAAAATGAATGAGGCATCATGCAACGCATCAACACACCTCATGTCCACTCATAATAATCCTCACCATTTTCCCCCTCCCCTTTTAATACCCATACCGCTCCGGCAGGACATTCATCCATAAAAAACCAAAGCCCTGCACCTTCAAGATCCATCTCTTCATCTGAAACAGGAAATGATTTTCTAAACATCTCCACCAATTCTTCAGTGGTACCGGTGAAAAATTTACCCTTTTTGGCAAGTTTGAGCCGTCCCTCATCCAGTAATTTCCCTATTAAAAATAAAAAATCTTTCTTTCTTTCTTCAAAGGAGTCGGGATCTACTTGCGTAGGAGAAATTCCATATACATCACCTACAGAAAACCAAAGAAAATGCAAAGGATGCTCTAAGTCCTCATAAATATGATCTATCTGCTCTTGCGTTAACATGTCATCACCTATCACCTAAATTTAAGTTCAACTCTTTGATCTGTAACTCCCTTCACAGTGGGATTATTTATTATATCAATCGTCCACCTTGCTTTAGTCTCATCACTTGAAGAAGAAAAAGATCTCAAATTCACTGTAGTTCCATCACTCAATTTAGCCGTATAAACCCCCGGCCTACTCGTCTGTTTTAAAGGCACACCTCCAGTTAATTGCTGTGCATAGTCTTTAATCTGCGCATCGGTTAACGCACGCGAGTCAAATACCTTGGTTGTACCACTTTTATTACTTCCCCCTACGGAACCACGCGGTGTGGCTTTGACCTCTATCCCTGCAATCAGCAACTCATTTTTTGGGTTCTTTTTATCAAGCAAAGCGGATACTTCATCCAGGCGCTTTTGCCGCTGCAGCACGATGAAGCAACTAGCAAGTACAGTTTGTTTTAATAAATCACGTTTAATAAAATACGGTGATTTTCGGTAATGAATAGCGAGGCAGATACTGCCCCATAAGGGGCACAGCATCTGTGGATTTAAATAAATCACTGCAACAGGGAATAAAATGAATAACGCATCATGCAACGCATCAACACACCTCATGTCCACTCGTAATAATCCTCACCATTTTCTCCTTCTCCTTTAAATACCCAGACTGCTCCGGCGGGACATTCATCCATAAAAAACCAAAGCCCTGCACCTTCAAGATCCATCTCTTCATCTGAAGCAGGAAAAGAGCTTCTAAACATCTCCACCAATTCTTCAGTGGTACCGGTGAAAAATTTACCCTTTTCGGCAAGCTTGAGACGTCCCTCATCCAGTAATTTCCCTATTAAAAATAAGAAATCATTTTTTCTTTCTTCAAATGAGGCCGGATCCTCTTGATGAGGAGCAACTCCATGGATCCTCCTTATACAACTCCAAAGTCCATCCAAAGCCCCCCCTAAATTCTCACAAATATCATCTATCTGTTCTTGCGTTAACATGTCATCACCTATCACCTAAATTTAAGTTCAACTTTGTCGGTTTTTGTAAGCTCCATCAAAGAGGGATTATTTTGTATATCAATCGTCCATCTTGCTTTAGTCAAGTCTTGTGATTTAGAAAAAGATCTCAAATTCACCGTGGTCCCATCACTCAATTTAGCTGCAAAAAGACCTTCCTTTATCTTCTTTAAAGGCACATCTCCCGCCAATTGCTGTGCATAATTCATGATTTGTTTATCAGTTAAAGCTTCTGATTTAAATACCCTCACATTACCCGCTTTATTACTGCCCCCTTTGACTAAGGGGTCATACGGTATGTATTCAATCTTTATACGATCAACAACTAATTCATTCTTCGGACTACGCCTGCCAACCACGCTTTTCACATCCTCAATACGCTTTTCCTGCTGCAGCGCGATAAATTGACCAGGCGGTTTTTGGGTTACATCCGGGCCGTTGGGG